GATCCGTCTGATTGATTTACTATTTTAATAACAACTCTTACCGCATTTTGCTGTAGAATTGTTGGTCCTGTTACTACGTCTGCCATATTCCCTCCTTAATCAAGAATATTGGATGGGGCCGAAGCCCCATCTTAAAGTTTATTTAATATTAAAATACTGCGTATTCTAATAGTACTGTAAATCTACCAGCTGTAATGTCAGCATTAACTGCTGTTGTGCTAAATGCATATAAATATTTACTTGCAATAGCGGCTGTCACATTGGGTACGAAAATGTGATAATTACCTGCTGAATTATTTAAGTTAACATCAATTTCAGTTACAGATTGTGTTGCACTAAGTTGTTCGTTGAACGAAGTAACTCCTGCACCAACAATTTCTGTTCCTGATGAAACTGCTGCATTAGTGTTTGTACCTGATGTAGCGCTTAATGATAACCCACCAACAAGTGTTTGACCTGCTGCTGTCGTAATGCCAATTAGTGCTCTGTCTATAAAGAACTTAGTTGCTGCAACGTGTCCTGAAGGGACTGTTGTGTCTAAAGTTCCTAATTCAACAAGAACATCACCATCACCATAAGCTGTAGTTGCTGCATCTGTTGAAGCTAAAGTTCCTGCAAAAGATTGGAATTTTTTAATTCCTAACCAGTTTTGTGAAGCGTTAGCTTTTAATGCACCAGTTAAAGTTGATACACCTGTAACAGCTAATGTACTTGATGCACTTACAGCGCCTGCTGAACTAACTGTAAAATAATCAGTATATGCACCAGTTGCCGCTGTTTTTACAGAAACCTTAAGACCAGATTCTGCTCTTACTGTTCCTGCGAATGTTGTATTTGCCATAATTATAATCCTCCTAGATTATGCGAACGTAGTCTCTAGGCCGTCTCTATACGCGTCTACGTTCTTAATTTAATGTATAGTAATTTTTTATAGCTCTTTTTTAAAAAAAGTGCAAGGTATCCCTGTAGAAATGTATGATTTTTGATAGCGCTTAAGTGGCTATCGAAACTTCGGGCTTGGCGTCTTTTATTTTAGTTTGAAGAGTCGCTTCTTCAAACTCTTTGGCAATGATCTCTTTGATAACATCCTGGATTTTTCTATTAATTTCAATCATCCTGATATTATGCTTCCCGTCCTTCAGATGTTCCTGTTGCCACTCTAGCTCCAAGGACCTCTTTGTATTGTATAGGTCTTCCGTCATTGATAACCTCCTCATAAGTTATCCATTTACCACGTTTATTGGTAAATCCATCAGATTCGAACTTTACCTCATTTTTTCCCAGTTTGTCAAGGATTGATTTTTCAATACCAACAGGGGTATCTTCCGCTGAAACATTAAAGTCAGCATAATAGCCGTGATATCGGATTTGAATTCGAAAGTTTTTCATAGGGAATTTCTATCTTTATAGTCGAAATGAGGCGACTTTGTGGCCGCCTCACTTCTAATTTATTGATTATGCACCTTCAACGCCATAAATACCTCTAGGGTCGGATACTCCAAATGAGTATCTTTCTCTAGCTTTGTATCTTACGTTGCCTGTTGAGAAATCGCCTTCCATTTTAGTTTGGATAGGTAATCTTTCAAAGTACTTCATACCATTAGGCACGTCAGTGTTAATGTACCAAGAATCAGTATCTGTTAGATAGTGATTTACTCTATATCCTTCAGGGATCATTCCCATATTCTTAAGAGCATTGATATCATTATCAGCTGTACCAACTCTACCTTGAGATTTTAACAATCTTTCAGCTTTGAATTGGTTTTCAGAAGGAACGATCATTTTCATTCCTCTAGCTGCGATTTTAAGACCTCTTTCATCAGTTAGTGCTGCAATGTCAATCATTGCTTGCTCTAACGATGTTTCGTTAAGGTCTGCCTGTGTACTTAGTGTGTTTGAAAAAGTGCCAGAGATAGTTGGGTGTGCTGTATTGAACAAGGACACTGCATCACCAGAATCAAAGTTATCTGTAGTAGGTAACCCTTGATTTAAAGGTACTGCTGCTTTGATCTGTTTAGCATTTGCCATCGATCTCGCTAGCGCTTTTGTATAACGAGACGATAGTCTGTCATACAGGTTATCTTCCATTGCTTCTTCAGTTAAAGCAAATGCAAGAGCCACTGTTTCATTAGTGTATCTTGCAGTAAATGTTTCTTGTGCATTGTCATATGCAACAGCCGAACCCTCAGGTTTGACATATGCATTAGCAAAGCCAGATAACATTACTTCTTCTTCAAAAGCTCTGTCAGATGATTCAGTAACATAAATTTCTTTATGCTCTTGATCATATCTTTTGTATTCCAGGCCGAATAGTGCATTCAAACCTGGTTCTAGTTCTTTAACTAGTTGTTGTCGTGATATTGCCATGTTTTATATACTCCTATTAATCAGCTGCGCCAGCCGAACCGGGACCAAATAAATGTTCACACACAGTAACACGCCAATTTACATTGGCTGCTGTTATGTCTGAGTTTTTTGGGTCTCGAGAAAGGCCGACTATTTTAAATTGTTCAGGACCTACGGCGATGTCTGAATCGTCGAGTTCCATTGAACTAACCCCGTTTAAAGTACTACCACCAGTTCCCACTAAGTCTGCACATTGAAAAATGTCAGTTACTGCGGATGCGCCATCGTTGTCCGATTGTATTTCGTACTCCTGCATAGGACTGTCGTAAACAAATGCTTCGACAGCACCACTGCTAGGCGGCGTCACTGAACCTGGATAGTAGTTTTTAAACGTAGGTTTTAAGGTTGTTGGATCAACATAGAATGTTCCCCAGAAAGCTCCTAAATTAAGAACTAACGCAGCGGTTTGCAAATCTACATACCCCGTACCTGTAGCAGGCGAACCTACTAAAGAACCTTGATATATAACAGATGCATCGCCAGGTGAGATCTTATGAGAAGTCATTCCCGTAGAATCATCTTGCTGTCCGAACGTCTTTAACGGTCTAAGACCGAAAGCGGCGTCTTGATTAGCCATTATTTTCCTCCGTTGTCTATAAAATATAGACTGTTAATAAAATTCGTTGATTAGTATTTGTTAAAAAACTCCTACTTACCACCGAAAGATTTGCTAGAGCGGCTATCATAACTGATAGGCATGCTCGGGTGCTGATCCTTCAGCAGATCGGATTTGACAGCATCATCTCGTTCTTTAGCTTTATCGCTATAGTACTTTTGACGTGCTTCGGCGACCTCATCAGGTATTCTGGCCAGCAACAGACCTCCAACTCCAATGACCCCCTTATGTTTGCCGGTTTGTACGACTGGATAACCTGTGTCTTTGTACTCTGACGCCATAACCAAAACATATCCTGATCTTAATTTACCAGCGATATTTTTAGTGTCATCAAAGCCCAAACTTTCAGCTCTTATCCATCTGTGTCGAAAACCATCCGGCGCAGGGGGTGCATCTAAAGATGAGGGTGGTGTCCATTCAACAGGTCGCTTTGTAGCTTCCCTTGTTTCGGACGCGCGAGGGTCTTTTTTAACCTCTTCTGTAACTTTTTTAGTTTCAGTTTTTGTTTTTTTCATATGCATTTACTCCTCTATTACGTTTAATTGTTTAGCATATTCTTCAAGTGGCACATTCAGTTTTTTAGCAATTGCTACTTGTGATGATGTGAGTTTCACAGTTGTGCGACCAGTACCTCTTTTAACGTTTCGCGTAGCTGATGCTACAGTTTGTGTAGGTTTAGTCGTTTGTTCTGTTACATTACCAAATTTATGGGGGAATTCAAGTTTTATTCTTCTATCTAATTCTCCATAATAATCCTCAGATTGAGGATCGTAACCTTCCTCTTCAACCAATTTTCTGTGCATATCAAACGCAGTGTAAGTCATAGCATTATCGCTGCCAAACCACTGGTTTTTCCCTGCCCATTCAGTTGCTCTCGCATCTGGTTTTGGTCTTTGAGGCTCTTGTTGAATATTTGTTTGTTGATTTAATTCACTCTTCTCTTTAGGTTTTCTAGCTTCTTGATTAACCTTCATTTCAGCCAGTCTTGCTTCTTCATAACCAAGTTTAGCAATTTCTTTTTGTGCATCAACTTCGTCGTTTATATTTCCAGCTTCTCTAGCAGTCGTTAATTTTCCTTTAGCTGCTTCAAGACTTGAAGTGATTCGACTCTCCATTTCAGATACATATCCTGTATCTAATTTAGACAATCTCTCTTTTAAAGTTTTTTGTTCTCCAATAACTGTACGAGCATAACGTGTTGCTTCATCTCTTTGACGTTCAGATTCACGCATACGTTTAGTAAGTTTGGCAATTCTTTTTTTAACGCCTTCCCCATACTCGTCAATTTCTTTTTCTTTAGGTGCTTCTTCTTTAGGTGCTTCTTGTATAAGTTCTTTAGGTGCTTCTTCTTTAGGTGCTTCTTCTTTTACTTCTACTTCACCTTCCGGTTTAACTTCAGGAACAGCTACGTCTTGTGCTCCTTCTTTAACCGTTTCTTCAGGTAAAGTAACTTCCACATCAGGTCCATCTGATGGCAAGTCTATTGTTTTATCTTTTTCTTTTTCTACGTTTGGCATAGTTCCTCCCTATGGTTAATATTCATGCAAGATATCCTCTGGATTCTTGATGGTTGCTAAAACTTCATCGTCGTTCAGCAAACGAACTTCGCCACCTTCTATTTTTATTCGAGATCCTGCATAACGTGCAAACATTACCCAGTCTCCTACTTTACACCATGCTCCATTAGGAAATCTATCTTTATCCTTATAGGCATAGGGTCCTACCGCTAGAACATTTCCACATTGAGAAGCCACTTGTTGCCGTTCTAATGTATCTTGTCCCATGAGGATTCCACCTTTTGTTTTTTCCTTCATTTTAAAAACCCTTTATT